ATACTGCCTAAAGCTGATGTTCCTGCAAGTCCTGTTGGATACACATTGGCATCACCAGTAACTGTTTCATCGCCTTGGGAAACTGTAGAAGCTGTGCCACTGACCCCTGTAATCGCAAAACCTGCTGCGATCACTGTGCCTACTGCACCTGTGCCATAAACCCCTGTTTCAGCTACTGTTGCACCACCTGATGCTGTAACACTAGCTAATGCACTGGTTCCTGCAAGTCCCGTAACCGAAACATTGGCTACGCCTGTAGCGACTAAAGTGCCAACTGAGCCTGTGCCGTAAACCCCTGTCTCAGCGACATTGGCATCAGCAGTAATGGTCAGCGAACCAAGGGCAGTTGTTCCTGCTAAACCAGTAAGTTCAACAGGGATTGGCTCACCCCAAGTGAGCTGACCCCAAGTCCCTCGACCCCAGCCAGTGATATTAGCCATGGGCTAACTTACGCTATTCTGATAACAGCGTTACTTGCGTCTGCGGCTGGAAAAGTTATGGTAAAGCTGCCTGCTGTGGATGTTTTGTCTCCACCAAAATCAAAGACCGCAACTGATGGATCACCAGTAGCTGTGTCATTGAAGATCATGCATCCCCTTGCAGTAATTGTGCAAGTGCCAAACGTCAAATCAGCAAAATCGGTGTAAGCCGTTGTGCTTGAAGTGGTAGGTTCCACTTTGGTCAACGTGCCTCCTTTTGCCGTATAGTTTGTGCCTGTTGCTTCTTGGTTTGCACTATAAGCAGTCGTTGATGCGCTCATGGTTGCTGAACTGGTATATAGAGCCAGGTTAAAAGTATTTCCACCAGTGGAAAAGTTGTGCTTCGCTTGCAAAAGTTCCTTTTTGAAGCTAGTGCACATTGCTTGAGATATAGCCATTATAGCCTCCTAATTATATTTGCAAGGTCTTTATGTCCCTGCGATTCTAATTCATTACCTATTGTACACATGTGGTTATTAATCGCCTCTTTCATATAATAAGTAATTATCATACGACACTTATTTTTAAAGGCATGGGCTTGTGCTTTAATTGGTCCTGGTGCTGTATCGCTCACCGAAATCAATTTATCAGTGGCCATTTCAGCGACTTCTTCTACTGTATGACCCCTACCATGAGTTGTTTTTACTCCCAAATCACCTATGGATAATTCAAATAAATCTGTTTCCATCAGTATTTCTCTGGTTCTGGCGGACTAATATCCTTTCTTCCTGAAACACCTACAGGTATTTCTTCGGCTTCTATTTCAGAAAACGTAGTTACTTTTAGTTCGCCTTCTTCTAAATATACCACAGGTGGATTATCAAGTCTGTGGTATCCATATAATTTTTCTTTAACAGGAACACTGGTGTCCAGCATTGGAGAACGCGCCCCAATAGAAATGTCTATTCCTGCGTCCATACACTTGGACAACCAAAATTCACAACAACCTCTTCCCAATTCCCCAAAATGAACATTTGTAGTATAGCTAAAGTCTGCCCCAAAAATACTAAGTTTATCTACTTTTTTCCACAAAGCAAAAGCAATGGCATAGGCAATTGTATTATTAAAATAAGCGCAACCCAAATCCTTAACGATTTTTTTCAATGGATAGAGTTTAATGGCAGGTACTCGTGGATCCAGTTCACAGGAATAAACAGGACATTCCAAGGTTGGTAATATTTTACGCATTACCTCGGTTTGTGGTCCTGCGTCATTTGTATCAAGGAATCGGGAAACAGGGTCCATCATAAAAACACGATCTGTCTTGACTACTGCGCACATGGAATTGATTGCCCAAACCTCATCATATTCGACGCTGTGGGTAATGCTCATGTGATAATCCAATTGGCTTTGCCCCATGGCAACAAGGGCAATATGTTTGCCTTTCAGTCTTGGTTTACGCACCTTTATTGTGGAGACATTGGTGCTATTGGAGCCCGCGTGCGGTCATATCTGTTTTCATCATGGGTTGCCCGACCTTCCATCAAGGTTTTCAGGCGCACCAGGTTATCTTGAAATCGTGTTTCAAACATAGTCGTTTCATTTAAGTCCTGTTTCATAAAAGTACTGGCCTCGACCAAAGAACCATATAACAATAAATCCGGTGCATTGGTACCGAGCCAACTGGTGCCATCAGAAGTTACAGTTATTGATTGAGGTTGATAGAGATAATGCAGTTCAAAAGTTAAATTAGCATTGGGCGTAGGAGCTAGAATAAAAGTATTATCATCAAATTGAGCATAATATTTTGGCACTCCCGTAGTCGCTGCTGTGGTAATATAGTTTCGCATAAAGCTAACATGCTTTAATAGCAAATAAGAATATTCACTGTCGCTGTTTAATACAGCCAAACTCATGGGTGAAATGAAATCGGAAGGCGCTCCCAAATAGGTGTTTCCAGAAGAAGCGGTTCCGGTAACATTTTTCCTGAATACATTGAGCTCAATTGTATTAAAAACACGATTTTCTGCTTGCACAATGAAATTGGTTAAATTTGAAGTAAAAGTACTTTCATCGTTGTCCATGTATTCCTGGACGGCTGTTTTCAATGTTGTAAAAGTAAAACTCATTAGACTGGTCCTGCTGTTGCTATGCTACCACCTCCGGTTACGTCGCCTGTGGTCGCAGTGCCGGTGGAAGTAAATTTATATTCATTTGTGTCCACTACGGTTATTGTATACCCACTTGCGCTTTCAAGCACGGTTGTTGTTATTCCATCAAAGGCTTCTGTTTTTCTAAGGCGCACAGTATCACCTGTAGTCCTGTTGTGTTTGAACTCTGTTACTTTAATTACTGCATTGGCTCCAGAGGCCTCGGTCCTGAAAGGATTTAAAGATAAAAGGGTTTGCGCCGGACCTACTGAAACAAAGACTCCTCCGCCTCTTGCACCACTGGTTCCGGTTCCGGCAACAGCGGTAAAAGTATAAGTATCTGCATCAACTTTTGTAATGCTATAAGCATCTGGGTCAACTAAAGTTGCAATAGTGAAACCATCAAAGGCTTCCGCTCCCCTAAAACGTACTTTGTCCCCGGTGCTTCGTCCATGGTCATCTTCAAAAACTTTGATGACTGCGCTTGCAGAAGTGGATAAAAAAGGATTATTGGTCAAAAGAGCTTCAGCAACTGGTTCAGTTCTATCCGGTCTTGGATTTCTTAAAGCCTGGGGGTCTGCTAAAATATGTGGAGGATCCAATTGCGGTTGTTTTGTGTCAAATTGATCTGGACCCACACGAAGACCGTTCCATTGCATCTTCATGTCTTTTAGTCTATATCTTTGCCCAGAAATATCACAAATACCCCAAGCATATTTTCCTGCTGAAAAAGCCACTAGATAACTACTCTAGGAGGAACAAACCTAGAGCTTACTGAATCAATATCTTCAAAAGCTGCTCTATCGAACTCTTCATCATATAACTGTTTTAAAAGCTGAACTCTATCTGGAGCACGTTTTATTGCAAGATAGTAAGCAAGCCCAGCAGTCATACAAGGAAGAAAGCGGAAAACTGTTTCCATATTATTGGTATAGTCTCCAGCATCTTGCATCCTAGTTAAAGCGTAATAATAAACTACATCCGTAGAATTTTCCGGTGTAGGAAACAGATAAATACGAGGCGTTATATGTCTCTCAAGAAAGAATTGAGTAGGCCTGGCTTCAATAGATTTTTTAGGTGTATATAGATAATCAGACCGACTAATTCTTTCTAATTGAAAATCTGTACTATCACGTTGGATAACAGCAGAAGTAATATCAACTACATCTGTGCCCAGGTCTTCATAATTAGTTCCTTCAGTAACCGTAAAACTACTTTGGGTAATTAACCACTGATTAAGCCCTCTGTTTGCCCATTCAGCAATCATAAGGTTTAATGAACGTCTTGCGGTTTCTAAATCGTAACCAGTACGAAGTTCAATACCACATCGCTCATAAGCTTCTTCTATAAGCTCATCGACACTCAGATCGAATGAAGTAGTACCGGAAGTGGCCATTGTTAAACCTTACGAGATTTCTTTTTAGCTTTCTTTGCTATTTTTGGTAAAAGGGCCGCTGCTTTACCTGATTGATCTAGCACAGGTCCACCATATTTATAGCCTTTAGCTTTGGACTTAGCCCAATTTATTCCTTCCTGTATTGCTCTTCTTCTGTTTGTTAGTCCAGGCATTGTTTACTCCTAGTTATTGGGTGCTTCGTAATATTTTAAGAACTCACACCATACAGTATATTCGTTTCCAGCGTCCGCCGTTGATGGAACTACTAAAAGAACGTCTCCTGTATAACCAGATGCTTCTGTATTAACCAGTCCTCCAATAGAACTAAAATCAAACATATTATCGTAAGCTA